ACAACCAACTGAAACTGATAGAGAGTTTTTAGTGCGTAAAGAAAATATTAACAATTTCTCTTGTGGTGGCATGGGTCATGCTATCCGTGGAGGCAAATTTGAAGGAGTAAGATAATATGAATATGGGTGGCGGAAAAAAAGGCTATAAAATGAGTCCTATGATGAAAGCTAAAGCAGGTAAAATGGTAGAAGCTAAATATGGTAAAATGATGAAAGCTAAAACAGGTAAACTAACTGAAAAGCAAAAAGATTTACCAATGGAGTTACAAAAAGCAATTAAAGCGTAAGGCTATGATATGGCTACATCAGGAACTACAACATTTAATATTACAATTGACGAAGCTATTGAAGAAGCTTACGAAAGATGTGGTATAAGAACTAATTCTGGACAAGACATTCGATCTGCTAGAAGAAGTTTAAATCTTTTATTTTCTGAATGGGGCAACAGAGGTATTAACCTTTGGAAAGTTAAATCTGAAACAACAACTTTAGTAAACGGAACAGCAACTTATAATACTCCAAGTGATTGTAATGATGTGCTTGAAGCTGTTGTAACTACTACAGGCGGTACTCAACAAACTTTAACTAAAATATCTAGATCTGAATACATTGCAATTCCAAACAAAACTGATACAGGAACTCCTTCTCAGTATTATGTAAATAGACAAATTACACCAACAATAAGTTTATATCTGGCTCCTGATACGAGCGCCGTGACAAATATATTCTATTATTATCTTGCAAGAATCCAAGATGCAGGAGCTTACACCAATACCACTGATATGCCATTTAGATTTTATCCATGTATGGTATCTGGATTAGCTTTTTATTTATCACAAAAACATGCACCTGATAGAATACAAGCAATGAAACTTTTATACGAAGATGAATTAAAAAGAGCATTAGATGAAGATGGACAAAGAACATCGGTGTACATCACTCCTAATGTTTATTACCCACAAGGATCTTAATGGCTTACGCAAAAGGAAAATACTCACAGTCTATATCGGATCGATCAGGACAAGCTTTTCCATATCGAGAAATGGTAAAAGAATGGAATGGTTCTTGGGTACACATATCTGAATTTGAAGCTAAACATCCTCAATTAGATCCAAAGCCTCATATGGCGGATCCTGTAGCGTTATGGAATGCAAGACCTCAAAGATCTGCACCTGTTACGGTATATTTAGATCCTCAGTATTGGGATGGCCAATTTACTTCTAATGGTATGCAACCTTCAACAAGTCCTTTAGAAGAAAACAATAAAAGACAAATGGGAACTAGAGTAGGGAGTGTAACAATTACAATAACATAATGGCAATTACTTATTCAAATTTTTTAACACAAGTAAGAAACTACACAGAAGTAGATTCTAACGTATTATCAGATACTCTAATCTCTCAGTTCATTAGAAATACAGAACTTGATGTGGCAGGTAAGGTTGATTATGATGATTTAAGAAAATACGCTACATCTTCTTTTACAGCTAATAAAAGATATCTTGTGATGCCTGCAGATTTTTTAATTATACGATCTTTACAAGTATTTAGTACCACAAATCAAACAGGAACTAGAAACTTTATGGAGAAAAGAGACACAAGTTTTATATCTGAATATAATAGCTCAGGAGCAACTGGTCAGCCAAAATATTACGCTAATTGGGACGATAACAACATTGTAGTTGCGCCTACTCCAGATCAAGCTTATGCAGTTCAGTTAAATTACATAATTGATCCACCAGGATTTACTAGTTCCAATACAACGTATTTGTCACAGTATCAAGAATCTATGCTTTTGCATGGTGTACTTACTGAGGCTTTTTCTTACCTAAAAGGACCAATGGATATGTACAATTTATATAAAGGTAAGTATAATGAAGAGATAGAAGCGTTTGCTCTTCAACAAATGGGTAGAAGAAGACGTTCGGAATTTGATGATGGTGTGCCACGAATACAAGTAGCATCTCCATCACCGTAATATTAAAGGAGATTAATTATGGCAATAACACAAGCAGTATGTAATTCATTTAAAAAAGAACTTTTGGATGGAGTACACGATTTTGATTCAGGCGGAGACGCTTTTAAATTAGCATTGTATAAATCAACAGCTACAATCAATGCAGCAACTACTTCTTACACAACAGGTAATGAAGTGTCCCCTTCAGGACAGTATGCAGCAGGAGGTTCTCAATTACAATCACAACAAACCTCAGTTGCATCGGGTGTAGCAATTGTAAACTTTGCAAATTTATCGTTTACAGGAGTAACATTAACAGCAAGAGGTGCTTTAATTTACAATAGTACTGATGGTAAAAAAGCAGTCTGTGCATTAGATTTTGGCGGTGATAAAACAGCAACAGCTGGTACATTCACTATTCAATTTCCTGCATTTACAACATCGGCAGCGATATTAAGAATTAGTTAAGGAGGATAGATGGCTCTTGTCATTAACGATCGAGTTAAAGAGACAAGTACCACTACAGGAACTGGAACTTTTTCTTTAAGTGGTGCTTCTCAATCTTTTGAATCATTTGTATCGGGTGTAGGTACAGGGAATACTACGTACTATACAATCGTAAATTCTGATGTAATTCCAGGAGAATGGGAAGTAGGTATTGGCACGGTAACCGATGCAACACCAGATACATTATCAAGAGACACTATTTTATCGTCATCTAATTCTGATGCAGCGGTTAATTTTTCTGCAGGAATTAAAGATGTATTCTGTACTATTCCAGCTAAAAAAACAATAAGTCCAGTTATGGATGCAACTCCGTATGTAGTAACGCATTCCACAACTATTTCTGAAGATCAAACGCTAGAGTCAGGAGTACTCGCAGGCCCTGTAACCATTACAGGTACACAAACAATAACAGGAACATTGGTAATATTATAATGAGTCAAGTAGAAGTCGATAAGGTCATACCACAATCAGGAACCACGTTAACCATTGGTGATAGTGGAGATACGATTACAATACCTAGTGGAGTTACATTAAATACACTTGGAACTTTATCTAGCTTAACGGTTAACGGTAACGTCAGCATAGATGGTGGCACAATCAAACTAGATGGTAATTATCCTGTAGGAACTGAAAACCTTGCTTTAGGAGATCAAGCATTAGACGATGGTTCTTTAACAGGTAATTATAATACTGCTATTGGTTCCCAAGCATTAACAGCAAATACAACAGGACAACAAAATACAGCAATAGGTAGAGCTTCTTTAGTATCAAATATAGATGGGTACTATAATACAGCAACTGGATATAAATCTTTAAATACTAATACATCAGGAAATCGTAATGAAGCTTATGGTCATTCATCTTTATATTCAAATACAACAGGTTGTTTTAATAATGCTTTTGGACATAATGCTTTATGTAGTAATACAACAGGCAATACTAATACAGCAGTAGGTTCTTTTTCATTACAATCTAATACCACAGCTTCCAACAATGTAGCAGTGGGTTATCAATCACTTTTTGCTAATACGACAGGCACATTAAACACAGCAATAGGTAGAGATGCTTTAAAATCTAACACCACAGGTTCTACTAATACTTCTGTAGGTTATCAAACACTAAATTTAAATTCAACAGGAAATGAAAATACATCTGTGGGTTTTCAATCTATGTATTACAATACGACAGGTAGTAGTAATACAGCTTTAGGTAGAGCTTCACTTCAAGCTAACACAGTTTCAAATAATAATACAGCTATCGGTGATTATGCTATGCAAAGTGCTGATGGCGGTGCACAAAATACAGCTGTTGGTGCTCAAACTTTAAAAGTTAACACCGCTTCCAGCAACACAGCAGTCGGATACCAAGCACTTGAGGATAATACTACAGGTACACAAAATACAGCAGTTGGTTATCTTGCTTTAAATAAAAATGAAACAGGAAACTATAATACAGCATTAGGTTATGTTGCTAGTGGTTGTCAAACATCTGGTTCTTTTAACGTTTCTTTAGGATATTTTGCTAGAGTGTTAGCAACTTCTGGAAATTGTAATGTTGCTATTGGACTTAGAACATTACAAAGTTCTACAGCAAATGACCAAGTAGGAATAGGTACTCATGCACTTTGTGCTAATACGACAGGTACATTAAATACAGCAGTTGGTGCTTTTTCACTTAATGCTAATACGACAGGTATTTGTAACAATGCTATTGGTTTTAGAGCATTACAAACTAACACAACAGGTGGTCAAAATTCTGCTTTTGGTAATGATTCTTTAATATCTAATACAATAGGTGGTGGTAATACAGCTTATGGTTATTGTACTTTAAATGCTAATACAGAAGGTGATTATAATATTGCTGTTGGTTGGGGAGCATTAAGATTAAACACAACTAGCGATAGTAACACAGCAATAGGTAGTTTATCACTTTATAGTAATTCAACAGGTACATTAAACACAGCATTAGGTAGAAGTTCTGGCTCATCAATTACCACAGGTTCAAACCTTACGACTATAGGTTACAACGCACAAGCATCATCTGCAACAGCTACCAATGAGATTACACTTGGGGATGCTAATGTAACTACTGTTAGAATGGGTAATGGAGATAGTATTTATCCTAGAGCTTCTATTCAAAACTATCCAGCTTTTGAAGCGTATTTAAGTTCAAATCAATCAATTTCTGATGCAGTAAGAACAACTATTAATGTTAATACAGAACATTTTGATACAGATGGTTGCTATGATACTGGAACATATAGATTTACTCCAAATAAAGCTGGAAAATATTTTTGTTATGCAAATGCACTATTAGATGCTGTTGCTACTTCAAATCTAAATGTATTTGCTTTATATTTTTTAAAAAATGGTGCTACAACTGTTGCTGAAAGAAGTAGTTCTCTTCAATCTAATCCAGGACAATATATTAATGCATCTATATACAAAGTTATAGAATTTAATGGAACAACTGATTATATAATATTTCAAGCTTATATTGATGATGTTTCTGGTACACCGTTAGTTGGTGGTAATGCTGATACAAGAACTAATTTCGGCGCATACAGGATAGGAGATTAATATGGCAAGTTTATCAAATAAAATTAGACAGTATGTCAATGCAGAAATAGATTTTACAAAAGATGTAATTTTACAAGATGATAGCAATGGCAAAGGTGCATACATCAAGGAATGGAACTTATCTATTGCTAAACCTACTGATGCACAATTAGATGCACTAGATGCACAAGCAACGACTTATGAGAACAATGAAAAGATTAAAGCAACTAGAAAAGCTTTATATGGTTCTTGGGATAAGCAACTAGAAGAAATTTACGATAATGGTATTGAAAGTTGGAAAGCAAGGATTTCACAAATCAAAGCAGATAATCCAAAGGAATAAATAAGGAAAACTTGTAAAATGATAAAACAAAGATATAACATGGTATATAAATATAAAGGAGAAGAGATAATATGAATACCTATGTTGTAGAAGGAGGAGTAGGTAAATGTTCTGCATTTACAGCACTCATTCCTAAATTAAGAAAAAAAGCAGAAGTACAAATTTACACACCCTACATTGGATGCTTTGCTAATAATCCAGATGTGAAATTGGTACTAGAACAAACACTGCCACTCAACGATGCACGTATTATGGCATCCCAAAACATTTTTTACAGTGAGCCTTACAAGTCTAATTTTCAATTTGGTAAACAACACATTATTGAAAGTTATTGTGATTTACATGATGTAAAATACACACCTAAACTTAGACCAAAACTGTACACAGAACATTTAAAAGAAAGTGTAGACAAATGGTTAGAAGAAAAACAAATTAAAGATTATATCTTAGTACAACTATCAGGGGGACAGTCTTCTTGGAATAAGAATGATCAGTACATGAACATTAATCCAAATAGAAACTATCCTTACTTTTTAGGCCAACGATTGATTGACTTATTAAGAACTAATTATCCTGATACAGCGATTATTGATTGTACTTTACCGAATGAACCTACTTTTCATGGTGCTATTAAGTCTGATTTACATTGGACACAGAACCATGAATTATTAAAAGAGGCAAAAGGTTTTATTGCGATTGACAGCTGCTTAAACCATTTTTCAGCATCTACAGGTACCCATGGAGTGGTATTATGGGGATCTACTAGATGGACTCAATTTGGTTACAGCCACAATAAAAATTTGCAATTCCACATGGGTGCAACTTGGGATGAAACCAAGTATAATGAATCAGACCCTCGTAATGTAATGGTGGATCCTGAAATCATACTTGCGGAGTTTGCAAAACTAGATACAAATAAACCCGTTGCATGTGCAACAGAATAAGGAGGAAACATGGAAGAAAATGTAAAAACAGCAGAAGAAATCGCTCAAGATTATAAAGCGATGGGCGATTCTGTACAGTTAATCAATGGTATCATCGATGGTTCTCAAATGGCAGACGAGTCAGCTGAAGATAAAAAAGACACAGTAAGCAGAAACGTTGAACATTTAGAAATCATGGTGGCTAAAGATTACTGGACCAATGAAGATATGACTGCAGTCAATGCAGCAATCACCGCTGGTAACAGTTACGTAGGAGCGTAGATGATTACGATAGACGACAAACAGTATGATGAAAGCAAACTGAATGACGAAGGTAAAGTAGCCTTGCATAATATTCAAGTGCTACACCAAGAGCAAAATCAGTTAAAGGTAAAATTTTCTCATAATGAAATTTTACTCAAACATTATCTGGATGAGTTAAAACATCATTTACCTGAAGCAGTAAAAGAGGAAACACAAGATAAATCATGAGTGAAGTAAAAGTCAATAAGATAAGTCCAAGATCAGGAACCACCGTCACATTAGGGGATAGTGGGGATACGATTAGTGTACCTTCAGGGGTCACTTTAAGTTCTGGTGCGGACTTAACATTGACTGGAGCATTAACCGTTGATGGTGCTAGTGCTACTATTAAGCTAGATGGTAATTATCCTGTAGGAACACAAAACGTTGCTTTAGGAGATGGTGCTTTAGATGATGGTAGTTTAAGTGGTGGTTATAATACAGCGATAGGTTATAATAGTTTAACTAGTAACACAACAGGTTTTTGTAATACATCTGTTGGTAGATCGTCTTTAGCTTTAAATCAAACTGGAATTAGAAATGTAGCTATAGGATTTAATAGTTTATATGCTAATACAAGTGGAGATAATAATACAGCATTAGGTACAACTTCACTTACTGCTAATACGACCGCTTCCTACAACACAGCAGTCGGTTATCAATCACTTTATGCTAATACGACAGGTGCTAATAACACAGCAGTTGGTGGACTTAGTCTTTGTTCAAACACAACTGGAAATTTTAATAATGCTGTAGGATATGTATCACTTCAAGCTAATACGACAGGTTGTAATAACAATGCTTTAGGATACTATTCTTTAAATTCTAATACAACAGGGTCTAACAATTCAGCATTTGGACATTTAGCTTTGTGTGGTAATACAACAGCAAATGCTAACACCGCTGTAGGTAGAGAGGCATTAAGAAATAACACCACAGCTTCTTACAACACAGCAGTCGGTTATCAATCACTTTATGATAATACGATAGCTTCTTACAACACAGCAGTCGGTTATCAATCACTTTATGCTAATACGACAGGTGCTAATAACACCGCATTGGGTTATGTAACACTTTTTTGTAACACAACAGGTTCAGGTAACGTAGCATTGGGTAGATGTTCTTTAAGAAACAATACCACCGCTAACTACAACACCGCCGTAGGTTATACATCACTTATTTTTAATACTGAGGGAAATTACAATACAGCATTAGGAGCTTTATCACTTTATTTAAATACGACAGGTGCTAATAACACAGCATTAGGTTCACAAGCTTTATACAACAACACCACAGCTTCCAACAACACCGCAGTAGGTACTTATTCACTTTATGCTAATACTACAGGTTGCCAAAATACAGCATTGGGTTTTCAATCCGCATGTAATAACACCACAGGTGAATGTAATACAGCGATAGGTAGAAATAGTTTACTTAGTAATACCACAGCATCAAATAATATAGCAATAGGTAGAAATGCTTTGTATTTCAATACTACAGGACAATGTAATGTTGCAGTCGGTTCAAATGCTTTAACAAGTAATGAAACAGCTAACGATAATACTGCCGTAGGTAAAGATTCTTTATACAGTAATACTACGGGTGCTAATAACACATCAGTTGGTGCTTGTGCTTTAAAAGCTAATACGACAGGTGCTCAAAATACTGCTACAGGATTATGTGCTTTAGAAAAAAACACAACAGCTAGTTTCAACACATCTTATGGTTCTCAAGCATTAAGAGATAATACAACAGGTATTAACAACACAGCAGTTGGAATGGGTGCTTTAGTATTTAATACGACAGCCTCAGACAGTACATCAGTAGGTTGGGCTGCTTTAAATATTAGTTCAGGAGCAGGTAACACAGCAATTGGTAGTGGAGCTGGCTCAAGTATCACTACAGGAATTTGTAATGTAGTTATTGGAAAAGATTCAGGCGCTCAAGGTTCTATGATTAATATAACTACAGCAGATAATAGAGGAGTTTTTGGTCATTATAATATTACCAATGCTTATGTAAAAGTTGCTTGGACAGTTACATCAGATGCAAGAGATAAAATGAATATTTCAACTGTTCCGCATGGTTTAGATTTTGTTAATCAATTAAATCCTGTTTCATTTAACTTTAAAAAAGATAGAGACACAGAAATACCTCATGGCAATAAAAGATATGGTTTCTTAGCACAAGATATTCTTGCATTAGAAGGTGAAGATAATGTTATTATTGATGATGAAAATCCTGATTCTTTAAAATATCAAGGTGAAGCATTAGTTCCTGTATTAGTCAACGCAATCAAAGAATTAAAAGCAGAAAACGACAATCTCAAATCTAGAATAGAAACATTGGAGAATAACTAATGGCTAGTATTATTAAAGTAGATACGATTCAGGACCAAGACGGTAATAATATTATTAGCGAAGTGGCTAACACGATTACCATTGGTGCATCGGGCGACACGATTACGATACCTTCAGGTGCAACCCTTGCAAACTCAGGTATTGTCACAGGCTTTCAATCTACAGGTATAGATGACAATGCTACAAGTACAGCGATTACGATTGATAGTAGTCAAAGAGTTGGGATTGGTACAGCTAGTCCTGCAGTAAAATTTCAAGTTGGACAAACTGGAGATAGCGGTCATTTAGTTAATATTGGAGTAGATAATTCTAATACTGAACTAAGAATAGCTAATAGAGCTTTTTATGGATATTATAGTGATGGTGCTGTAATACAAGGTTCAACTGGCAAACATATTTCATTTCATACTGATAGTACTACTTTTGGTGCTAATGAACGTATGCGTATAGACAGTTCTGGTAAGGTAGGTATTGGTACTTCAACAATGGGTGGTGCTCCTGGTTCAATGTTGACATTAGATGGTTCAGGTGCAAGCTACACACAATATAATAGAGGAACTAATGGTGGTGGAGCTGTAGGAACTGAAGGCAATGGACTTGTATTTTATACCTATTCTGGCAGTCTTGGGTCAGAAACTTATACAAAACATCTAACTATAAACAGTTCTGGTAACGTAGGTATTGGTACAACTAGTCCATCTACAAAATTACATATAAATCAAGGTGGAGAACCACCAGCAGAAGGAATGTTAATTCTTCAAGCTAATTCTACAAGTCGTCAATTAAGAATACAACCACCAACAGATGCAGATAATGGATTTATTGATTACAAAGGTGGTAATTTAACATTTTTAGATGATGGCGTTGAGATTGCTAGATTTCAAGGCACAACAGGTTTTGAAGTAACAGGTACTATAAAAGTATCAAATGGTATTTATCTTGGTGGCACAGTAGCAGCAAACTTATTAGACGATTACGAAGAAGGAACTTTTACAACTACTTTAACACCATCAACTTCTGGTACTATAACAATAGCTAGTAATCAGGATACACTTAAATATATAAAAATAGGTAATACAGTTTTTATTCAAGGAAGACTTACTATATCAACCATTAGTGCTCCTGTAGGTGTTTCCGTAATACTTGGAAATATGCCTTTTACACCTACTTCAGCTGTTGAAACATCTGGTTGGTTTGGCGGTATGTGTGCAATAAGTTTTAATGGTTCATCAACTTTTGAGCCATACACTGTTTGGACAACAGATGGAGTTGTTAAAATTACAACTACTACTTCTTCTATAAATAGTAACACAAGAATACATTTTAACTTTTTTTATGAAACAGCTTAACAACAAAGGAGACAAACTATGGCAATAACTAAAGAGACACAGATTGGTAAAATCGAAGTGGTCGGAAAACACAAATTTGTTCAAGTGCGAACAGATATTGTAGTTATGGAAGATGGTGAAGAACTATCCAGAAAGTATCATAGACATTCTTTAATGCCAGATGCAGACATCACTAATGAACATGAAGAAGTTCAAGCAGTATGTAATGCAGTATGGACACAAGATGTTAAAGATGCTTATGCGACTTTCAAAGCTAGTCAAGAACAAGAGGTATAATAATGGCTATTGAATATACTTGGACTTTCCCAAACTTTGAGTGCGATAACTCAAATAAAGTAAAGACAATACATTGGAGATATACAGCAGTAGATGGAGAACATTCTGCATCTATGTATGGCTCTTGTGCAGGTTCAGAAGGTATGGATTTTGATGCTATGACTAAAGACCATGCAATTAGTTGTGTAACAGCGAATGACCAATCAGAAGCTGATATGCAAGCTAATCTTGCTAGTCAAATAGAAGCACAAAAAAATCCTGCTACTATTTCTAAAACAAAAGAGTTTTAAGTCTAGACCTACAATTTTACCTTTGTCTAGGGTATAATACTCTTATAGGAGTTTACATTGGCACTAGGTATTACAGCGATTTCACAGTCCCCGATTTCTGCTTTGGGTAGTCAAAGCGTTTTGGTGCAAGTCACAGGCTTGCCGATAACGACTACTATTGGAAATGAAACGGCCTTTACAAATGTAACTGTTGCTGTATCAGGACAACCATTAAATTCTACTACGGGTAATACAATTATTAATATTGGAGTTCCTGTAACAGGATCTAATGTAACAACCAATATTGGTAATGAAACGGTTACGGGAACTGCAAATGTATTCCCTTCAGGTCAAAATCTAACTTCAGTTATTAATAGTGTTACTACAACAGCAGATGCAAATATAACTATTACAGGATTAACTTTACTTAATCTTAATTTAGGTGATGAAATCATTAAAGCAGATGCAAATGCATTCCCTACTGGACTACCTTCATCTATTAATGAAGGTAGTGTTACTATTGATCTAAACACCCCCGTAGATGTTACAGGTCAATCCTTAACCACAAACGAAGGCTCTGTAACCATTGATCTTAATACTCCTGTAGATTTAACAGGACAAGAATTAGATACTGCATTAAATAGTCCATTAATTACTGCATGGTCAAACGTTGATCCAGATGTCACAAATACATGGACAGAAGTTGATGAGGGTGTAACTAATCGTTGGACCGAGGTTGATATAGCAGCATAGAGGAGTTATAATATAGCAATTATGCCATCAACATATTCACAAGATTTAAAATTAGAACTCATGGCAACCGGTGAAAATGCTGGTACATGGGGAACGAAAACAAATACTAATTTAAATTTAGTCCAACAAGCTATTGCAGGATATGAAGCAATTAATGTAGCATCAGCAGATGTTGCATTGGTAATGTCCAATGCTTCTATATCTAATGCAAGAAATATGGTTCTTAATTTTACAGGAACTTTAACAGCTAATAGAACTGTAACTATACCTAATTCAATAGAAAAATTTTACATACTTAAAGATTCTTCAACTCATGGAGCTTATACATTAACTTTTAAAACTGTTTCAGGTACTGGTTTTACTTTAGATCAAGGTAAAATTCATGCGGCTTATTCAGATGGAACCAATGTAAGTGAAGTTGCATTAAACACTTTAGGTGGAACAATTGGTACACCTCAAATTGATGATGCTTCCGTTACGAATGCTAAACTAGCTGCTAATTCAGTTGATAGTTCACAACTAGTTGCTGATTCTGTAACTAATGCAAAAGTAGCAGCAGATGCTGTTGATACAGATCAGTTAGTGAATAATGCAGTTACTACAATTAAGATTGCAAATGATGCCGTTACTAATGATAAGGTTGCAGACAACGCTGTAAATACAGTACAAATTGTAAATGATGCTGTCACGAATGCCAAGGTTGCGGATAATGCCATTGATACAGCACAAATTGTAAATGATGCTGTTACAAATGCTAAAGTTGCTGATAATGCTATTAGTACTACACAAATAGCTGATAACGCAGTTACTACAGCTAAAATAGTTAATGATGCAGTTACTGCAGATAAACTTCAAAGAAAATTCACAATCAGTACTAGTGATCCATCTGGTGGCAG